TACATCCAGTTTTGTCGATACTGGCTCTTATATTTTCAATGCTGTCGTTAGTGGTTCTCTATTTGGTGGTATACCCTCAAATAAAGTCACAGCACTTGCTGGAGAATCATCAACAGGAAAAACTTTCTTTGCCCTTAGCGTTGTACGTAACTTTCTTACTCAGCATCCTAACGGTGGGGTTATTTATTTTGAGTCTGAGTCTGCTATAAGTAAAGATATGATTGAGACTAGAGGTATAGATTCTAAGAGAATGTATATCTTTCCTGTTGCTACTATAGAAGAGTTTAGGACACAGGCTACTAGGATCATAGACAAGTATATGAAGCAACCAAAAGAAGAACGAGAACCAATGATGTTTGTTCTTGATTCTCTTGGTATGCTTAGTACATCAAAGGAGATGGAAGATATCTCTAATGATAAACAGGTCAGGGACATGACCAAATCACAATTGATTAAGGGTGCATTCAGGGTATTGACCTTGAAACTAGGACAGGCACAAGTTCCTATGATTGTTACGAATCACACATATGATGTGATCGGATCCTATGTGCCACAAAAAGAAATGGGCGGTGGTGCTGGACTAAAGTATGCAGCATCGACTATAATTTACTTAACCAAATCAAAAGAGAAAGAAGGCACAGACTTGGTGGGTAATATCATCAAGTGTGAAGCAAAAAAATCTCGATTAACCAAGGAGGGTTCTAAAGTTGCTACTAGATTATACTTTGACGAGCGTGGACTCGACAGATATTATGGACTCCTTGAACTGGGTGAACAGTACAACATCTTTAAGAGGGTGGGAAACCGTCTCCAGTTCGGTGAAACTTCTGTTTACCCTAAATCTGTTCTTTCTAATCCTGAGAAGTACTTCACAGACGAAGTGATGGCTCAGTTAGAAGAAGCAGCAAGAACGGAGTATAGCTATGGCAACTGAGAGGATAGAAGATACTATCCTTCGTAATTTGTTATGTAATGAGAAGTATTATCGAAAGGTAGTACCTCATATTGATGGTGATTATTTCCAAGATCCCATTGAGAAAATATTGTTTGAAGAGATTCTTGATTTCTCAAACAAATACGATAAGGTTCCCACTAAAGAAGTTCTAAGAATTAATCTAGGAAATAGAACTGACCTCACAGATGATGCGTATAAGTCTTCTTCACAGAAGATGGATACCCTTACTGATGAGTGGGTTGACTTTGATTGGTTGGTTGATACAACTGAAAGTTGGTGTCAAGATCGAGCAATTTATAATGCACTTCTTAAGTCTGTTAAAATTGCTGATGGTAATGATGAGAAGTTATCCAAGGATGCTATTCCTAGTATCTTACAGGAAGCTTTAGGTGTTTCATTTGATGAACACATTGGTCATGATTACATTGAATCATCTGATAGTAGATACGAGTTCTATCATAGAGAAGAGGAGAAGATACCATTTGACTTAGAGAAGTTTAATTACATCACTAAGGGTGGTCTTCCTAATAAAACTCTTAATGTAGCACTTGCTGGTACTGGTGTTGGTAAGTCTCTATTCATGTGTCACATGGCTAGTGCTTGCTTACTTCAGAGTAAGAATGTTCTGTATGTTACCTTGGAAATGTCTGAGGAAAAGATTGCAGAACGTATTGATGCTAACTGTTTGAACTTGAGTATCAAGGATATTGTGGATGTCCCACAGGTTATGTTCAGATCTAAGATCTCTGATCTAGAAAAGAAAACTACTGGTAAGATTATCATTAAAGAATATCCTACTGCATCTGCACATGCTGGACACTTCAGAGCATTACTTAATGAGTTGAAGTTGAAAAAAGCATTCATACCTGATATAATATTCATAGATTACCTTAACATCTGTGCTAGTTCCAGATACAAAGGACACATTGTTAATTCTTACACTTATGTTAAAGCGATTGCTGAAGAACTCAGGGGTCTTGCTGTCGAATTTGATTTACCAATCGTCAGTGCTACTCAAACTACTCGTGCTGGTTTTGGGTCTAGCGATCCTGACCTTACCGACACATCTGAGTCCTTCGGACTTCCTGCTACTGCTGACCTTATGTTCGCTCTCATTTCTAGCGAGGAGTTGGAAGCAGAAGGTAGATTGAAAGTCAAACAGTTGAAGAATAGGTACAATGATCCTACATCTAATAGGTCATTTGTAGTTGGTATAGATAGAGCAAAGATGAAATTGTTTGATGTAGCAGATTCTACTAGTGCAGTCTATGACGCACAACAAGAAGAAGATGCTATTGATGCATATGATACTGTGAAACAAAACCAAGCCCGCCTTAGTAAATTCGCTGAATGGAATGTTTAAACACGGAGACATAGTAGAGTTCCGAGGAGAAAGAGGTTTCGTTAACTTCTTCGATAAACATAGTCCCTACTTCACATTGTGTGTGAGACAATGGGAAGATCCAGGTAAAATGCATGGCGTAAGTCAATGCAATCTCCTAGTATATCGATCATACTGGGATGAAGTTAAAATGATAGAACCAGCACCTATTGCTGATACCTATCACTCACAAGAACATCGTTATTCAGATCCACAATGACACAACAAGTTGATTATGATAAGTACCTAGATTTTGTCGATGGTACTACTAGCAACCCATCTAAAAGTACAGATGAGTTCATTAAAAGAATTAAAGACTTAGAAGAAAAGGGTGTTGATGTACCCAGACTTCTAACTGCTGCTGTTGGTATCAGTGCAGAAGGTGGAGAGTTTACAGAGATAGTTAAGAAGATTGCTTTCCAAGGTAAAGAACTTACAGAAGATACCAAGACACATCTAGTAAAAGAATTGGGTGATGTATTCTGGTACATTGCTCAAGCATGTAATGCATTAGATTTAGACTTCCAGACTATTGTTGTTACTAACATGATTAAGTTAGCAGCAAGATATCCTGGTGGTGAGTTTGATGTATTCCAGTCAGAAAACAGAGCAGAAGGAGACATATAATGCATTTGATATTACCAATAATCTGTATCGGATTAATAGTTTTAGTGATAGTATATTCAGTCATTAATAAATACGATCCACACTAAATAGCTGAGACTATATTCTCGGTGTTTTGAAGCTATCTGATTTCTATAGGAATGGAAACCCATACATGAAACGTCCTAGCACGTTCATGGATAGGATAGTAGCTGGGGAAAAATTTGAACTAGAGGATCGTATGGGATACCTCGTCATCTATGAAGTTATTGTTACTTTCAAAGATGGTACAGTATCTGAATATGATGTAGACCATTTAAGAGACCCTTTAATCAGAAGATATTGTATGCAAGATTTGAATAGTCTTGCTCTATCAGGTGGTCTAAGGGGTAAAGCGAACGTAGAAGTCTTTGGTAACCTTGCTGTAGAAGGTGCTCACCACATGACTGCTACGTTCGATTTTTCTGATTTAACTAAGACTCATCATTTTGGTGGACAGAAGAAAGGAGGTCCGAAAGTTAATGCTGGTAACCAGTATGAAGAAGATCTTGCTGAAAGTTTTAAATTATATGCAGATGGTGGTGGTAAATATCCTGATCATGTTAGGAAAATATTAGAATTGATATCACAGAAGCATCCACATGAAGCATTTAAGTCTGCAGAGCATGTAGGTGGTGCAAACAAACCAAGACCATTAAAACAGAAAGGAAATAATCTAATCATATCTGCTGGTGGTGTAGATAAACTAGACATTGGTTCGACACTAACAGATATCACATTACATTACGGTCCTTGTACAGGTAAAGCAAACAAAGAAATTTATTTATCAGTTAAGTTTGGAGATACATTATCATTCTTTAACTGTGGAATTAGAGGTGGATCTGGTGGGTTAAGTTTGTTTCCTAAACAAGAGTTACAATCAGGTGAAGTACCAGCACTCGGTCAAAAATTTTTAGATATGCTTGGTATAAAGAAAGATAAGTTTGTAGAAGTATTTCAAAAATATACTGGAGTTAAGGGTGCAGCACCAACAGTTCAAGATCATGTAGAGAAAGTGGTATTGCAGGGTAATAATAAAACTGCTTTGTCTGACTTAGTAAAGTCTGGAGTTGGTTATGGATATTGGATGGTTCATTATGATGGTAGTCATGTAGATTGTTTTGAGGTATCTAAAACTTATATGGAAAGTGCTGCTAGGATAGTAGGTAGTGGTTTAGAAATTAATTATGGTGGTACTACTGGTACTGGAAAGAGAGTTAATATTGTTTTTGAGACAGAGAAGTATGACTTTAGTTTCAATATCAGATCTAAGAGTGGTGGTGAAACATATCCAACACATGCTAATGGGGATTACTGGGCAAAGTAATGGCTAATATAACTCAACTAAAACACTTAGAACATCTGGAAGATGAAATGCTCAACTATGGAGTTGAGGGGTGTAAGGCTGCTGTTGCTTTCTTGAAAGAATTGAGAAAGATGATAGGACAAGCTAATAGTTCTGGGTTTATGCAAACCAAATGGGATGGTGCTCCTTCAGTTGTTTGTGGTAAGCATCCATATACTAAAAGATTTTTTGTAGGAACTAAGTCTGTATTCAATAAAGATAATCCTAAGATATGTTTCTTTGATCATGATATTGATGCATGGTATGGTACTCAACCAGTACTGAGAGATAAATTAAAAACATGTCTTACCGAGTTTAAGAAATTAGATATAGATGGTATAGTTCAAGGTGACCTTCTGTTTACTGATGATAAAAAGAAAGAGGTCATTAATGGAGAGACACTAATAACATTTAAACCAAATACTATAACTTATGCTATACCTGCTGACCAACCATTAGGTTTAGCAGCAGCACAGGCAAACATAGGTGTAGTATTTCATACACATTATGTTGGTGAGGATATTTCAAACTTACAGGCAACTGCTGGTGGTAAAACATCCAGTAGTATACCAGATGTTTTGACTATCAATAATGATACTCCTATGGATAAGGTTAACTTCAGTAATTCTGAGTTGAATTCATTTGATAATCATGTTCGTACTATAGAACAGAAGTGTAAACAGTCTGGAGATTTTCTGGATGAACTGGTTAAGTTTTCTGGTTCTACAGGAGATGCTAAGTGGCATGTGTCCTCTTACATTAAACAATTTTTTAATTCTGAGATCAAAGCAGCACGTACTATAGGTGATGTTGGTACTACTTTAGAAAACCTTACCAATTTCTACCACAATAAAACAAAGGCAGCTGCTGATAAACTGACTGTTAAGACTCAGATTAAAAAGAAGGCATTGATATATGAAAGTGAAAATTATCTCATGGAAAATCAAGCCAAGTTCAAAGCTATGATAGAACTCTATAAAGAACTTCAATCTTTGAAACAAATGGTGATAGATAAACTAGATAAACTTGAGAACCAAATCAAGACATTTGTTTTAACTGATAAGGGTTACAAGATTACTACCCATGAAGGATACGTTATGCATAAGGATGGTGATATGATTAAGTTTGTTAATCGTATTGAGTTTTCCTATAACAATTTCACACTAGCAAAACAATGGCGTTAGAAACCAGAAGATGTTATTTTACTTTTGGTAGGTTTCAACCACCTACGACAGGTCATGAAGCCAATTTTGATGCTGTTAAGAAGGCTGCTGGATCAAATGACTATAGAATTTATATCTCACAAACTAATGATACCAAGGGAACTAACCCATTATCTCCTTCTGATAAATTAGGTTTTATGAAGAAGATGTTTCCCAAACATAAAGGGAATATCCATAGTGGTCCTAGAGATCCAGTTAAATGTTTACAGGATATTATGCTTGCTGGATATGATGAGGTTGTATTCCTTGTAGGTTCTGATCGTGTTAACGCTATGCAGTTCCTTCATAAATACAATGGTAAGGATGGAGAGTTTGCCTTTCGTAAACTTGAAATCAAATCTTCAGGTAGTAGAGATGCAGATGGTGATACCTTTGCAGTATCTGGTACGAAGATGAGACGAGCAGCACATAAAGGTGATTTCAAATCTTTTCGTGCTGGTATTCCAAAATCCTTAAGTGACTTAGATTGTGCTAATCTTATGCAATCAATATCAGATAATCTGCCTAAGAACTTTAAATGAAAACCTTTAAAGATTTTAAACCAGAAGCAGTCAGACAGAACTTCAGAAAGAAGCAAGTCTTCACTGAAGGTGAAGTTGTCATGAACAGTCTTACTGGTGTGAAAGGAAAGATCATTCGCACTGGACCGAACTATGTTATCTGTGTAACTGAGTCGGATGAAATGTTCCGAGCATGGATACGTGACATAAGAGAAGTCAATGAAAGTATAAATAAACCAAGAAGAACAACCTTTTTTACTCATGGACAAGCCAACACCATCAACATCCGTCAGACATAATGATGGATATTCCAAAGCATTGATCGAGTCTTACGCTCAGTGGATGGACGGTGCTGGTTTCCAAGGTAGTACTATGGAAGAGCAAGTACCTGCTCCTGGTGCTGCTACTATAGAGAAACCAACTGAAGAGGATAAGGTTACAACACCAATAGGTACTATACCTAAACCTGCTTTTGATAAGGAAACTATTCCTACTATTAAGGTTGTTAATACAGATGATGGTGGTACAAAGGATCCTAAGTTCAATGCTGGTCCTCCTGATAGCACAAAGAACAAGTCTTCTTATGGTGCTCAGATTAAGAACATCATGATCAAAAAGGAAGCAAAGGAAGTTCAGACAGAGCAAGATACAAAGCAACCACAAGCAGTGGAGTCTTGTCCTAAGTGTGGTGCTACTCCATGTCAAGAACATGCAGTAAAGGGTCTTAAGAAAGAAGACTTTGATGCTAAACAGTCAGAGCTTTGGGATCAAGCATCTAAGATTCTTACAGAACTCAGTGAGTTAACAGAAACTACTTACACAGTTACAGGTGAGAAGTGGGAGGTAAAGAGAGATCATGTTCCTGATGATGGATCTACAGCACCTACTCCTGAAATGAGAGAGGAATCATACAAAGCAAAAGCAAGAAAGACTGCAGAGAAGATCCTTAAGTATTCAAAAAAGTAGAACGGTCTTGTAACGAAGGGGCTAAAGCCAAGACCAAGAAGAAAAAACCCCCAGTAGAGATCATGCCTACCATTAATGATGGTAAGTATGAGAAGAAAGGTAAGAAGAAGGTTGAAATAAACGTAAAAGATACCACAAGTATAGGATGATACTGAAACGAAAGCTACTTAAGATGGCTATCAAATTCGGATTGAAGCAATACCTTAAGAGGAAATGACTTATTACGCAGAACCAGGAAAAGTACCATACGATGAATGGTTTGATAAAGATTATGTGAACCCATTAGATACTATGCCAATAGCAACAGATGATGATACCTATTCATCAAGACATGAATCAACACCTGAGTTTGAGAAGGGTGCTGAAGAGGTAGTAACTATGCATGAGAAGATGTATAGGATTGCTACATCAAAATACAATCCATTTTCAGTAGGTGGAACTGAGAGTATAGCTGATAAATAAAGCTAACTACTTTACTTATCATGACTTTACCAAAGGAGGTAGTCCTTGAGGCACTAAGGTGCTGTAGGGATGTATACCCACACAAACAAGACTTTCTAGTAAGTAGGAAGTGTGAAGGACACACCATTCTTGCTGTTGAAGGAACAAATGAGACTACAGACTGGATAACCAATCTGAAGTTTCTTATTAAACGTGACGA